TAAAACTGTCAATGGTTTTGAATACTCAACTAGAAATTCTACTCCTGTTGCAGATGACGCATCTGCATCTTTCGCAGTCTTCGACGACACCCCAGCAGAGATCATCGTCGGTTCAGGCACAGTAGCAAACACCAATCTCTACGGTACGGCTAAGGCTTGGGGTTCAGTTTCTGATAGTGGAGTTAAACTCTATGGAACAAATTTCACAGTATCTAAACTCGGTGTTGGTGCTTATAGTGTTGTCTTCGAAGACAATTTATCTTCGGATAATTACACCGTAAACGCGACAATTGCTGGCGGCACTGGTTCTAATGGTGGAGCCACTGTGACTGTTGACAGAAACTCCAAAGGAGTTTCAGGATTTAATATCTACACTGGTTTTCAGGAACTTAACAGTACCTCATCCGAGAATTATGATTACGCTTTTGAATTCTCAGTCTACGACAACACCCCAGCAGAAGTCGCACTAACGACCTTCGGTGATGTCATCAACTACAGCGGTGCTGCGGCTTGGGGAAGTGTTCAAGAAGATGCAACAATTAACGGTTCCTTGAATATTGCTTCGATAACTAATACTGGAGCAGGCTTGTATGCAGTCGTCTTCCAAACACCAATGCCATCGTCAGATTATTCGGTAGATGGTGCTACCACTGGCATCTTCAAAGGCACCATTTTCTCATCAGGTGACAAAACTGCCAACGGTTTTACTGCTCAAACGTTTGCTGCTGCTGGCAACTCAACTTCACCCATCAATGCTGACTTTGACTTCTCCGTCAATGCCTTAAACGCCCTCCCACCAAAAGGCGGGACCGGCACAGACGCCTGGGCAAGTGTTCAAGCAGATGGCACGTTAGATGCTAGCTTTAATGTTGCTTCAGTAACTAGAACTGGAAAAGGTAACTACGCAGTGGTGTTCACTACGCCAATGCCTACGGTCAACTATGCAGTCACTAGTTCAGTAGCAGATACAACATCAGTCATAAGATACGTGACTGCTTCTGCTACTACATCAGGCTTTGAAATTCAAGCTAGGACAGCTGGTGGTAATGCCACGATAGACTCACCATTCTCCTTTACCGTCCACGCCACAAACGCAACGTTGCCCACATCCTTTACAGAAGCCCAGATTCAATCAGTGTTGGACTTCATTGCTGTAGCTAATCCTGCTGGGGTTGCTAAGAGCTGGGCAAGTGTTGAATCAGATGGGACACTAGAGGCAAGTTTTAATGTTGCTTCTGTAACTATTAGCAGCCCTGGTGTTTACGACGTGGTGTTTAATTCACCTATGCCTACATCGAAATACTCAGTACAGGCAACTGCTGGCTCTGCTGCATATGCAGTGATGAGTATTGGAGGCAACCCAACAACAACTGGTTTCAGGCTTGTTAGGAAGAACATTGGAAACAATGCAGCAGAAAATGGTTCATTCTGCTTCACCGTCCACTCTAATTAATAATTAACTTATGTCCTTTATCACCGACGTACACTAACCACACAACTCTCAGATAAATAAAAGAAAGTAGGGAACCGATGTCTACACTCAAGACTAAAAATATACAACACCCATCTGCTGCGGAACCTTCTATCGTTCTCAACCCAGACGGGACCTTTAATGCAACAATTGATTCAGTAAACGCTGAGTCACTTCACGGAGCAACATTCTCCCTTAGGAACAAACTAATCAACGGAGATTTCTCACAGTGGCAGAGAGGTAGCACTTTCAGTACTGCTGGTTACACAGCAGACAGGTGGAAGTCCAGTGCTGCGGTTAGTTCTAATAGGGTGTTCGGACCACAGGGTCTTCTTTATGGATTAACCGTCGCGACGACGACCACTATTCAACAACCCATTGAACTTCCGTTAGTTGGAAAATCAGGTGAGTTTTATAATGGTTCTACCTGGGTTCTGTCTTGGTACTCCACCAATTCCGCCATTACACCTTTTGTTCAGTTTAGAGATGACTCTTCTGATGAAACCAACTTTGTAAATGTGACTGTTGGAGCAAAGGCGGTAGTTGAAACTGTTGGTTCTTGGGTTCGTTATAAGGCAGTGGTTACTATTGATGCAGACCCTGCAGGGACCAGTGAGTGTCTTTCTGTTCTGTTGAGTTGCACTGGTGAGACTTCTATTGCTGGTGTTCAGTTTGAGAAAGGTGGTTTGTCTGCTTTTGAGCAAAGACCAGTTGGGTTGGAGTTGAGTTTGTGTCAGAGGTATTACGAAGTTCATGGTAGTCAATTAGATACAGCTCAAAACAATACTGGCACTGCCTATGCTACTTGGTCCTTTAAAGTAACAAAAAGAGATATTCCTTCTGCAGTCGACGAGGGTGGCATACGTACTGGCACAAACGTACTCAGCTCTACGGGGTGGCAGATTTATGGCTCCGCCAGTGCACTTAGAATGACGGTTAATGCTTACGTTTCCGCGGAGCTCTAAACCCCTACTAAATAAATAAAAGAAATCAAAAAGTATTAAGATGGCCATCACATACACTTGGCAGGATGAGTCCAACACTTCTTTGAAGTATGTTGATGATTCAACAACGCCAGATACAGAATTGTTTATTCCTGTTGCCGCCGGTAACAGACATTATGTAGATTATCAGACTTGGGTTGCTGCTGGTAATGTTGCCACTGCTTATGCCCATCCTGGTCATGACACAATTGCAAGTTCACGAGCAACTCGTGTCGCCGCGGCCAAGGAGGCAGTAGAGTCCTGGATTCTACAGTATTATAAATTTGAGATTCGCCGAGCTTCCCTAAACACTGGTTATTCTCTTCCCAGTAATGTACAAACTGCCATTGATACGGCTTACGCCCTTCTGGATACTTTCACTACTGCAGTGAATTCTGAGAATGACATTGAGGATGTGAGACTTTCCACCATTGATTTCACAGGCAACGCTTATAACATCCCTGCCTAATCTGTTATAATAACCTCAGTTCAATAAAATCTATGACTGTTCAGGAACTTGTGGGTGAACTTGAGAGTGTAACTCTTGAGAATATCAAGAGACACAGCGAGTATAAGCCCAGATGGGATGACTTTTATACAATGTGGCAACGGTTCGGTCCTCAAGCAGCCCGGACTATCCTAATTCCTTACATCTGGGAAGGGAATGCACCTAGACCAAGTGAAACTAACTATGGAAAACGAAAAGATTGACCTAATGTATCGCCGTCCTGGGGCGGAAGAACATGAAAATATCACTGATGTGTTAGATGATGTCCTAAATCGACTCAAGGAAATTGAAAACTTCCTAAAACTTGATGACTCGGATGAAAATCCTGGACTCACAGACTAAATAGAGGGGCAGAGACCCCTCTTTTTTGATGCCAAATACTAGTAATATCAACTTATTTAAGAAATTTAATAGTTTTACTGATATTTCTCTCTCCTTTGAGCCAAATGCAGTAACTAAAGACCTTACGGTCATTAAAAACGAGAGGGCAATCAATAATTCAATCAAAAACATCATTATGATGGTGCCTGGAGAGGTGCCATTCCAGCAAGATATCGGTTCTCAAGTAACAAACTACCTTTTTGACATTATTGATAATGGAACAGCTGGATTCTTGACTCTAGAAATCAAAAGGACCATCAATTACAATGAGCCGAGAGTAAAATTGATGGATGTTATAGTTCAACCACAACCAGATTTGAATCAATTCGTTTGTAATATCACTTATAAGATAGTTGGATATGAGCAAACCTTTAGAGTCGATCAAATTCTCAGGCCAACCCTTTGAAAATCACTCTAAATAACTCAAAGTTAGCCAGAGGGTAGAAATGGCAGGAGCCATACAACTTACTGAGGTAGATTTTCAACAAATTAAGGATAATCTTGTAAATTATCTAAAATCTACAGATAAGTTTACTGATTATGATTTTGAAGGTAGTAACCTTCAGGTCATTTTGAATCTGATTGCCTATCAGGCACAGATGAATGCCTATAGTACTAATATGATAGCCAATGAAAGCTTCTTGGCTTCTGCGAGTTTGAGAGATAACGTTGTATCTAATGCATCACAGATTGGTTATCTTCCAGTTTCTACGAGATCTGCTTTTTCTGAAGTTAGTTTCCAATACTCACTTGACTCTGCAGAGTATCCATCTGGGTTTCCTCAGTATCTTCAGATTGAACCGGGTCCATTGTTTACAACTGGGAGTGGGGGATCGAATCTTATCTTTAATAGCATCGATCAACAGACTGCTGCAGTTTCTGGTGTTGGTCTTTGTAAGTTTGATGAGATTAGAGTGTATGAAGGTACTTACTTAACTTCAACTTTTGTAGTTGATGAGAGTATCTTCAATCAAAGATTTATTTTAGAAAACGGAAACATTGACACTACAACGATTAGAGTTGAAGTTCAGGAAGATCCGAGTGAAGAGATAAACGAACCATACAGTCAAGCAAATAACCTAGTAAACACAGGGAGCACCTCTAGAGTTTATTGGATCACCGAAGTTAATGATACTTTCTATGAATTAAAGTTTGGTGATGGATTCTTTGGTAATAAACTCCAAAACGGTGCCACCATCACAGTTTCTTATTTGATATCTAATGGAGTTGAAGGTAATGGTGTTACTGGAGTATCTAACTATGTGTTTATTGGCCAGTCTAAAGATAATAACGGGTCAGTAATTACAGATAGAGCAACTGTAACTGCCACAACACCATCAAACAGTGGAGCTGATGTCGAATCGGTTTCTTCAATCAAGTTTAGGGCCCCTCGTTCTTACTCAGCACAAAACAGATGTGTTGTTGCCGAAGACTATGAGACAATTGTAAGGAGAATTTATCCAGCGGTTGATGATGTTTATGTTTTTGGTGGAGAGGAGTTAAGTGTTCCTCAGTACGGAAGAGTTTACATCAGCATCAAACCTAAAACTGGTGCAGAACTCTCGAATCTAACTAAAAACTATATTAAGAAGTCTCTGGATTCTTTCAGGGTTGCTTCTTTGGATATCATCATTGTAAACGCTGATGTTCTTTATGTTGAAGTCATTAGTACTGTTTACTATGATGACAAGAGAACAAATAAAGATGCTTCGGCCATCAGAGCTTCTGTAAATGAGGTTCTTTCTGAATACTCTAACAGTTCTACTGTTTCTAAGTTTGGTGGAGCAATTCGTTACTCCAGAGTAGTTGGAATTATCGATGATGCTGATAAATCCATCACTCGGAACAACTCAGAGTTCAGAATGAGAAAGGATATGATTGCCATTCTCGATACTGTTGCTTCTTATGAAGTTTGTTTTGAAAATCAACTCCAAAACATCTCTGGTGTCCCTTCTGTTTACTCTTCTGGTTTCCAACTAGAGATTGATGGAGTTACAGATCCTAAAACCTATTATTTTGAAGATGATAGTAAAGGAAACATCCACAGGTTCTACTTCAATGATGCAAATGTCAAAGTTGTTGTAGATAAGAACTTTGGAACAGTTGATTACACAAATGGAGAGGTACTTTTGGGTTACTCAACTCCATTCAAAATCACAGGCACTTCTGTGGACAACATAATCATCCAAATCAGAGGGATTCCTCATAATCAAGATGTAATTGCTGAGAAGACAGTTTACGCTGAATTCGATGACGCAAGTTCATCCATCTTTGCAGTCGTTGATCAACAAATCTCAGGATCATGAAGACAAACACTAAAGTCACTCCATCTTCTCAGGTAGATTCAATTCTGCCCGGTTACATTGCAACAAATTATTCAACTTTTGTTGACTTTATGGAAAAGTCTTCAGAAAGTGAAGAGAGGCTTGGTTTTGGTCAAGACATTCTTCAAAACCTGCAAAAGTACAGAAACTTTGATACTTATAAAGACCAGATTGTTCAATTCGGAACACTAAACTCAACAATTAGTATTTCTGATACAGAATTGACTCTTTCTGATGGATTTGGATTTCCAGAAGAGAATGGAGTTATTCTAATTGATGATGAAGTCGTTCTTTATCAGACAAGAGAGG